AAAAAAAGTTAGAGAATTGATAGGCGACACGCCATATATAAGATATATAGGATATGCTTATGATGAATATAAGCGCTACTCTAAAAATAATGGGAAACATATTAATGAGCTATATCCTCTTGTAGAATGGAAGATTACAGAGAAACAAGCGTTAGAGTATTGTTATAGTAAGGGTTTTGACTTTGGAGGGCTTTACGAAGTTATATCAAGGAGTTCTTGTTATTGTTGCCCTTTAGTTAGCATGAAAAAGTTATATGCTATATATAAGCATTATCCAGATTTGTTTGAGAAGATAAAAGAGATGGAATTAAAATCGCCGAATAAATTTAAGCCTAACCTAAGTATCTTCGAGATAGAAGAGAAATTTAAGAAAATGTATGCTCAGGAGGTTCTTCTTTGATATTAAAGGGATATATACTAGTCTCTAGGGAGAACAGAGATTTAGTGAAGCATATTTTACGAGAAGAGAGTTTAGATTTTGTTGAGTTTGGGGATGTGTTATATCTCCAAGAGCAAGAGAAAGATCCCAAAGTATATAGCAAGGATATGATTTTGAAGTTATTAGATGACTTGAGAAGTGTTGGAGTGAAGGAGTATGAAATAGAAGGCTATTGTAAGGTGCAACTTTTTTATTTTGAAAGTAAGAGGGATTAGTATCAAGCGTTCGGTAGGGGGAAAGCTATTGTATGAAGCTTAGGATGAAGTTATATCCAGCGCAGCTTAAGGCTTGGAATAGTGATAAGAAGATTGTGGCGTTTATAGGTGGTATAGGGTGTGGTAAGACTTATTTAGGGATTAGGTGGCTAGCGCGTGAGGTGCTTAAGGCGCCTAATGAGAGCTTTTTAATAGTTGCGCCTACTTATGGTATGCTCAATAAGGTGGTTCTTCCACAAGCGCTTGATTTTTACAAAAATATCTTTAGGGGTGAATATCAGGTCTTAAAACGGCAGTTTGTTTTTCCTTCAGGCGGTCGAATTATTTTTGGTAGCGCTGATAATCCTCTTCTTATGGAGGGTGTACATTATAAGGCGGTTTGGTTTGATGAAGCAGGGCAGGCTAAAAGAGACGCTTGGGATGTTATTAGGCGCCGTGTCGCCCTCAAAAAAGGTAGAATTCTTATCACGACGACACCTTACGAGTTAAATTGGCTTAAGTTTGAAGTCTATGACGAGTGGGCTAAGGGAAACTCTAACATAGATGTTATTCAGGCAAGAAGTATAGATAACCCCTTTTTCCCACACGAAGAATATGAAAGAGCTAAGGCAGAACTTCCAGATTGGCAGTTTAGAATGTTTTATGAGGGTGATTTCACAAAACCAAGCGGTCTTGTGTATTCTGATTTCGATTATTCAGAGCATGTTAAAGAACTTGATATGAGCATGTATAGGCTTAAAATTGTTGGTGTTGACTGGGGTTTTAGGGATCCTTCCGCTGTTATATTTATAGCAATATTGCCAGACAATACTTGGTACGTGTATAACGAAATCTATGAAGAGGGTCTTACTCAAGATGCTTTAGTTGAAAAAATCAAGCGCTATTATGATGAGGTATGGCGTATATATATCGATCCATCCCAGCCTAGTTTAATTAAGTCACTTGCGCCTAAAGCAGTTGCAGGTTTGAATGACCTCGTGGAAGGTATTTCAGCCGTTACTTCTCTTATTAGAACCAAACGCTTGATAATTAATCCTAATTGTAAAAATCTAATCTATGAATTCCTAAATTATATGTGGAATGAGAAAGGTAAACCACAAGATAATTATAACCACGCACTTGATGCTTTACGTTATGCGGTGTATACTTATTCTAAGAGACCTTTACCTAAGTTAGTCTATGTGGATATTAGATAGGTTTAAAAGAAGTAAAGAAAAGCAGAAGCCTTATATAGGTGTCGCTAAGTCATCTGTGGCGATGGCCTCTAATTTGCAGTGGTCTGGCGAAGTACAACTTAATTTCCCCGATATCTTCGATGAACTTTGGCGCCTATATTATACTCATCCGGTCGTTTACTCCGCTGTAAGTAAAATCTCAAAATCCGCCGCACAAGCACCTTTCTTTCTATATCGCATCAATTCAAGAGGCGAGTATGAAGAAGTAAAAGATCATTGGATGTATGATCTCTTCGAAAGTATAAATTCCTATACTACAGTCTATGATTTCTGGGAAGAGTTAACTCTATCTTTGGAAGTTACAGGCAATTTTATAGCCGAAATTGAGTTTAAAAATGAAAGGCCTGTCGCCCTTCATTATCTTTATCCAAGCTATGTAGAAATTGAGGTTGTAGATCCTTATAAACCTAAATTGCAGTATATCTATAACATTGGTAAAGAGATTGTGGTACTACCAGATGATAAGGTACTACATCTTAAGTACTTTAACCCTGTAAACCCTCTTTGGGGTTTACCTCCACTTGTACCTCTTTTTGTAACACTTACCTCAGATCTTTACGCTCGAAACTATAACAAGATTTTCTTTAAAAATGGAGCTATTGTTTCTGGGGTGCTCGAAACAGATGAGTACATAGGCGACGAAGAGTATTTGAAGCTTCTTGCGCAAAAGTTTGAAGAAGCGCACTCTGGCCTAGAGAATGCACACAGAGTTGTTGTGTTAGATGGTGGCCTAAAATATAAGCCAGTTGGTAATACACCTCGAGATATTGAGTTCTTAAATCTTATGAAGTATGCGCGAGAAGAAATTTTAAGCGTGTTAAATGTGCCCCCACCTGTTCTTGGTATATACGAGTATGCTTCTTATGCCAATGCCGAGGCATCTATGAAAATATTTTGGCGTGACAAAATGGTACCACTTTTAACCAAGATTGAGCAAATGATAACCGAGTTTTTTATTCAAAGATTTGATAAAAATCTATATGGAAAGTTTGACTTATCTAATATAACAGCGTTAAGAGAAGATGAGAAATTACTTGCCGAAATAGATGCAAAACTTGTACAAAATGGTATTATGACTGTAAATGAAAGGAGGGCGATAAGAGGGCTTAAGCCACTTGAGTGGGGGGACACTTTCTTTGTCCCCTCCAACAAAGTGGATGTAGCCACTATGATTAGGAAAAATGAGGATAGAGGAAATAAATAGCCGTTCAGTTAGGGAAATAGATAATAAAGAGCTTCTTAATCTTCACTTTAGATTACACCAGTTAGCTGGCGCTTTTAAGGATAAGTCAGATAAGCGTCAAGGGCTAACTTGGGAGGATTTAGTTAACGCCCACGCCTTTATTGTCTCTGAGATGCAAAGAAGAAATATAGAGCACAACCCACATGATGCTCTAGATGAAGATACAGTTCTTTTATCGAAGTCTAATGTCTTAGACATATTAGAAGAGCTTGAGAAAGAGGTTGTAGTGGTACCTAATATTGTATGCTTAGTAGGGTCAAGCGTTCGTTCTAATGATCCAAAAGACTTTGATATATTGATAAGGGCGGATAAAGAAGGCAACTATTACAAGGTACAGGCCGAGAATATTTATTTGCCTCTTCGAAACGCTTTTAGGGAGTTATACAAGAAAGTGCATATAATAGACAATCCACAAGGCGCACATGGTGATCATATACCTATATATGACCTCGTATTGCGTAGAAAAAGCGCATTTAGTATTACAGCTGTGAAATCTAATGAGGTTAAGGTAGATTTAGGATGTGGGGCAACTAAACCGCAAGGATATATTGGCATAGATAAAGTTGAGTACCCCGGTGTAGATATTATAGCAGACCTTGAATATGGTATACCATTACCTTCTAATTATGCTGACGAAATAAGAGCGCATCACTTCTTAGAGCACATAGCAGACAGAGAATTTATTATGCAAGAAATATATCGAGTTTTGAAACCTGGAGGTATCTTTGTATTTGAGGTTCCTTCTACAAACTCAGAAGGCGCTTTTGTCCCTGGGCATAAGTCTTTTTGGAATAAAACAGTCTTCTATTTCTGGACACAAGACGATCTTTTAGAGGGAAGGCCTAAATTCGAGATTGAAGAGCTTGAAGAATATGAAGAGAATGGCTACAAATATGTTAAGGGAGTTTTAAGAAAGCCGCTTCGTATTGAGGTACAATCGTCTGATGAACTTAAACCAATCCAAATTTTTTCGCCTCCAAAGCCAGCTATGAAATTATTCTTTGCGCAGACTGAAGCTTTTTCTATAGATGAGCTTTGGGGATGGCTAGAAAAACATAAAGAAGTTGCATGTGAGCCTAAATATAACGGCTTTAGAGCTATAATTCAGAAGTCAGGCGATAAAATACAAGTATTTTTTGAGGATGCTCAAGAAAATCGTAACCTTCCCACGCTAGATACGCTTCTTAGCAAGATAGACGCCGATTATATTCTTGATTGTGATGTTGGACTTGAGAAGAACAAAAAACGAGAACCAAGAATAAATATAATGAAACTTTTAGCGAATAAGATAACGCTTGACCCTGATGAAAAGATTATAATAACTATCTTCGATCTTCCTTATTGGAACGAAGATATACATAATTGGGAATTTAAGAAGAGAAGAGAAAAACTCGAAGAAGTTTTTGATAAATATTTTAAGAACTTGTCATCGGATAAAGTTGAGTTTAGAATTTCAGATATAATGTATTGTAATTCTGAAGACGATATTAAGAAAGCTTGGGATAAATTTGGCGCTTTATATATGAGCGAAGGTATAGTGCTTAAGGATATCCATTCGCCATATGAGCTTAGCCCATCGACTAACTACTGGGCTAAAGTCAAACATGTACTTGAAATTAAGGCACAAGTCATAGGCATACAAAGGAATAAAAACAACACTTATTCTTATGTCGGTGCTATTCTAGATGAAAATGGCGAACTTATACCACTTGGAAAGTCATTTAGTACTAAACTTAAGGCTAAAGAAGGCGATATAATGACTTTCCAAGTTCAGGAGATTATTCTACAAAAAGGCAGAGTATCTTGGCTTGGCGCAACACCTATCGATATAGACAAGGAAAGAAAAACACCATATACGCTAAAGCAAGTAATAGATCTTGCCCAGAGAGCTAAAGTTCTACAAGTCGCTAATGCGCTAGGCGAAGAAGGTGAACAAAGAGCTGAAAAGGCTCAAAAATTCTGGGAAGAAAATTGGTATAAGATACTCGAAAACGCAAATGGCAGATTTGTATATCAACTTCACATAAGAGGTATTGAAGAAGAAGATAAAGATTTAAGTCTTGAAGAACTTTTAAAGAAAGATAAATCTGTTCATGGTGATCTTAGATTAGAAACGCTTGAAGGTCTATGGGGCTTTACTATATTCGAAGGTGATGCAAAAGATTTACTAGAAAGAAAAAACTTTTCAAAACTTATTGATATTAAAGATGACGAAGCCTTAAGAGGTACTTTTAAGCTAATCCAACCTAAGGCTTGGTTAAGGGTTGGTGTTGAGAAACCTTTCTTATCTACCCCCGGAAGTGTAGGTGCTACATCTAAAAAATATGCTAAATTCTTTGCGTTAGATACTGGTACTTACAAGATTGGCTTTGCTAATAGGCATTTTGTAGAGATCTTTTTAGATGGAAAGCATTTGAAGGGAAGGTATATAATTCAAGCGTTCCCTGTAAATGGGGACAGAGTTTGGGTTATAGAAAAACCTAAAGATCAGAAACCTTTCTTACAAGATAGAGATGTAGAAAATCTCATCAAAGAATATATCGCAAAAGGGCACAAATATCTGATTTTAGGATATCCAATAAGAAGTAAACCAGAAGTTATTGAATTGAAAGAAGTAAATAAGGCATATAGAGAAGAAGAGTTTTATGTAGAGATTGCCAATATAGATGATGAGGAAAGATTTGTTCTTGCGCCTTTTGTTGTACCAAACTCTGTAGACAAACATGGACTTGTTATACGGAACCCTGAAAAAATTGAAAGAGCGCTTCATGATTTTATGTTGTCTGGGCCATATATTATGTTTAACCACAGAAGGCCACTTACTGATGTAAAAGTGGTTGAGGCGTATGTACTACGNAGCGATACAGAAATAAATGGCAAGGTATACCCTAAAGGTACTGGAATGATTGGCTTGAAGATACTCAATGATGAATTATGGAATTTAATAAAAAGTGGTATAATTAAGGGAGTAAGCTATAAGGGAATAGTTGGAATAAGGAGGCGACCAAATGGAAGAATACCAAGAAGTGATTGAGGGCGAACTTGAGTACATTACAGAGATATCCATAACTACAGACCCCGCTGTCCCAGAAGCAAAATTTATTGTCGTAAAAGGGGAAGGGGGCCATATAGAAGAAGAATTTCTTGAAGAGGAGGAGGTAAGCAAAAATATGGATGTAGAAAAGCTATTAAAGAGTATACTTAGAAAACTAAAAACTCTTTCTAAGAAGAACAACAAAGAAGAAATTCTTAAGGGAATTAACAGGCTAATCGAAGTAATACAAGAAACGCTTGAAGCTGGAGGGGAATATGGTTACCCCGCCCCAGTAGAAGTTGCAAAATCTATAGACGCTATCAATCTAGAGGAAGAGGCTAAAAATGAAGAGACTAAAGCACCTCAAGACTTCCTTTCTAAAGAGGAGTTTGAGGCATATAAGAAAGAGCTTAGCAAACAACTTTCTGAAATTAATGAAGTACTTACTATGACTGTTGACTTACTTTCAAAATATGCTAAATAGGAGGTTGAAAGAGAAATGACTGAAAACATAAAAGAGAAATTAAGAGAAATATCTGAAAAGGTAAACCAAAAAGAGAAAGTAGAGGTTCAAAAATCTAACACTGTGGAAGGCCGAATAACTAGTTTNCCAATAATAGATAACAACAAGANGCAAATGCTAAAAGAAATTCAATCTAAGTTCGATGACATATACATAGTAAGTAAGATGCTAGATGCTGACCCTAAATCTCTTAATATATTTCGCAATATGCAACCATACTTAGAGGTAGCAAAAGCATTAGATACTACTTGGGGAGCTGATTGGCTACCAACCCAGCTTTCTGAAGACTTAGTAGAAGCTGTACAGTATGAGCTAAAAGTAGCATCGCTTCACAAAGTAATTAAGATGCCAACTCCCACTTTCGAAATACCCGGCTTAAAAGGCGGTATACATTTAGCCCACAAGAAAGTAGAGAACGATACACCTGTTACATTTGATTTAAGCGGATACTCTTATAAAGTTACTCTGTCGGCTAAGACTGTAGCATCTTANATTGANCTTTCTTACGAACTTGTAGAAGATGCTGTAGTTGCTATGCTTCCAATTGTAAAAGACTTAATCACCAAATCTATAGCCACATCAATGGAGCTTGCAGTTCTTGATGGAGACACTAGCACAACTCATATGGATGCCGACGTTACAGTTGCCACAGACCCTAGAAAGTTATGGAAAGGATATAGAAGGTACGCACTAGACAACAGTCTAACCGTAAACGCAGGTGGCACATTCTCTATTGATGTATTAAAGGCAATGATGCAAATGCTTGGGCCCTTCTTAGGCCAGAAAGATGACTTGGTATTGATTGTTAGCCCAAGCACATATGTAAAAATGCTTGGCTGGGAAGAATTACTAACCGTAGATAAATATGGGCCAAACGCTACACTATTAAAAGGAGAAGTAGCAAGAATATTCGATATACCAGTAATTATGAGTGGCTANATTAGAGAGGACTTGAACGCAGATGGAGTGTATGGTGGAACTGACGGCGCTAAGACTGTTGCATTCTTGGTCTACAAGTCTGGGTTTGTCTTCGGTGAAAGAGGCGGAATAACTCTTGAGACTGACAAAGACATTAAATCTCAGAAACATGTACTTGTTGCCTCAAGAAGACTAGATTTTGCACCACTATATGCTAATGGTGAACCTATAGTAGTAATGGCCTACAACATAGATGTATAAGGTAGGTGTTTAATGTGAAACTAAAATTTTTAGGGCAAAAGTTTATAGGAGCTGGCATAGTTATAAAAGACGGNCCAAAAGAAATCGAAGTNGANGATAATAAGGGGGAGCTTTTGCTTAAAAGCTACCCCCGATTATTTGAAGTAGTTCCAAAAGAGAGGGGGGAGACTTCTAGTGGCCAAAAGAAAAAAGGGAGAAAAGAAGAAAAAGAAGAAGAGTTAGGTGATGTTGAGGCAGAAGGTGTAGAGGATGTTGTTCACGATTGACGAGCTTAGCAAAGAGCTAAATACAATAATAACAGACACGGATTATATGCTTATACATAGTCATGCAGTAGAGTTTATAGAAAGGTATTGCGGTATATCTTTAAGCCCTGGGGAGAGTTTTTTAGTCTCCCCAGGGCCTATAAAACATATTGAAGTAGCTTACAAACCGCTTACAGAAATACTTGAGATAAGCTATGAGCCAATTGAAATTGTATACGAAGTGTATTCTTGGGGGCTAAAGTTTGGCGAAAAAGTAGTAAAGGTGTCAATGCGGTACAAATATGGATACCAAGAACCGCCTGTGCTTCTAAAGACAGCAGGCCTAAAAATAGCCAAGATACTATTCGGTAAGATAGATAAACCTTTCCCAAGCGTAGAAAGCTTGAATAGCGGTGGTGTATCTTTTAGATTTAGTCTAGCNGACATATACAAAAAANGNCCAACAGGGGATGACACAATAGATAGTATACTTAACATGTACAAAATTAAGATACCGAGGGTGGTGTAGCATAAAATGGCGGAAGTAATCTTAGAAGGCTATAACAAAAANCTTTTGATGATAAGGGATGAAATAGTAGATGCCCTAAAGAGTACAACTTTAGCGCACATGACAGCTATGATGGACGCGTTACAGGAAGAAGCTCCAGAATGGGAAGGTGTACTTAAGAGATCTTTTAGAGGCGAGCTAAAGATAACAAAAGAAAACGGAACGCTTGTATATGGTTTTGATATAGTATCCGATGTAATACAATCTGTAGTAATGGAATTTGGAAGAAAACCAGGGCCTACACCTCTTACCGAGAAACTGAGAAGGTGGTCAGAAAGTAAAGGTCTAGATCCTAAGAGAGTTGTAGACTAAAATAACCAAAAGAGGTATAGCACCTAGACGCTATGTAGAGAAAGCATGGGAAAAGGTTTTTAAGGATAGGNGGCGCTGAACAAGAGGCAGAAACAAATCGAGAAGATAAAGAAGCCCAGATGTTTCAAAAAGTATTAGGAAAGACAGTAAAAGACATTATGCATTATTTTACATTTAAGGTGACACTAAAATGATAAACATTTCAAGCGTTCGTGACGCAATAATAGATGTGATTTCAAATATATTTACGGATAGAAAGGTTATACGCGGATATCCGATATTTATACAGCAAGAAGAATTGCCTGTAATATTCATAGCGATACCTAGCATAAAGTATCTTTCTCGAACGTTTTGGCTCCCCATGCGTATCATCTAGAAGTCAAACTAGTTTTTATGTACAGCTGCTGTGAACGAGCACTATAAGAANGATCGCGGTTATGAAACGGAGAACAAGATATATGAAGATATACAAAAATTGAGTATGAATTTAGACAGGTTGAGTGATTTTGATGAGGAGAGNTACTATCTTACCTATTCAGGTTTAACCTATAAAATCAATTTAGANAGAGAAGGCCTAACAAGAACATTAGAGGCCACAATTGAGTATATCTTATCAATCAAAGAGTAAAGGAGGTTGAGAAGAAATGGAATTTAAAGGAAACTACACAAAACTAAAAATAAATACCCTGAAGGTGGGACAGAGCAAGAAGTCCTACATGCGACAGATGCCTCTGTCAGCATTTCCGCAGACCCACAAGACATAACAGCATTTGGAGATACTTTTACTCGCAACATGGTAATATTGAAATCGTGGTCTGGAAGCTTCTCGGCAATACTTGCCTTAGATGGAACAAGTATAAACATAGCACCTATATGGAATACATTACTAAGCTCTGAAGCACAGCTTGATGTAAAAATAGAGTTATACGAAACACCTACTGGATCGCCCTCTGTAACTATTTCAGGTACCGCAGTAATAAGTGGTTTAGATTTTGATATATCGCACGACTCACCAATCAAAGTATCAATAGATTTAACAGGAACAGGCCCACTAACTATAACTTAAAAGGTAGTGATTTAAGATGGAACTTGCTGGGCGAGTAAGTGTAGCCATATATCCAATTGAAGACATNAGTACTACACCGAGCAACATTACAGTAAGCAAGTTATATGAATGGGGTAGCTTAGCAGTATATGCGCCAAGCGTTCCGCCACTTCTTTATTGGCAAAACTTATCCATAACAGGTGCTACAGGGTACAAATTCATGGTAGATCCAGCTGGTGGTGTAGTCTACTTATGGGGTGATGCTCCATTCCCAGACAGTCTAACTTTAACAGGGCAAGTAGTTTTAGATCCAGCCATAGCATTTTATAACGCTAAGAGTTTAAGCGTATCTCTAAGTTTAGACCCTGTAGACGTAACTACATTTTATGACGTTATTGTGGAGGAAGGCTGGCAAAGAAATGTATCTATACTTAGAAGCGCCACCATATCTCTAAGCGATGTAATCTACAACGCTATACACGAAGAGCCAATTAATCAGATTAAGCTTCCTGAATACGTTAACCTAGTTGCCGACTTATACGATGAGAACTTAAACTTAATTCTTAGTGTCAGTGGGATGTTTGCGGTAACTTCAGATGAACCAGAGGCCACTGTAGATGATGTTGTAAAAGGGAACGTAGAATTTACACTTGCTAGAGGAGCGCTTGGCCTTAGAACTTACTANTACTTGGAGGTGAGATATTGCCAATTGATAAACAAAAGCTATTTAGTTTACTAGATAGAAGATCAAAGCTAGTAAACATAGAAGATATTGAACTTAAAATATGCGAGATTACTTTAGACATAACAAACAAGCTAGCACAATACCAACAAACGCTTGATCCTAAACTAGCCAACGAAATATATATCGACATTCTTACAGAATGCGTATTAGACCCAGAGACTAATACACCAGTGTTCAGTAGGGCAGATGTACCAAGGCTTATGAAAGCTAATATGGCAATACTCTCTAAACTATTCTTAGAAGTTTTAAACTTATCTAAACCCGGAAACGAAGAACTAGAAGGTGCAATGGAAGGAACTAAAAAAAACAATGAGCTAATGTTTACTTTATTTCTTGCTCATGAACTAAAAAAAACGCTAGGCGAGATAAAAAGAATGCCTAAGTCTGAATTTTACCTCTGGATGGCATATTTTAAGTATAAGTCTGAGCTTGAAGAACAAGAGATACGTAAGATGAAAGCCAGAACTCCTAGAAGGAGGTAAAAGATGCCCGCCTTACCGCAACTTTACATAAAATTCAGAATAAGTACAGTCGAGGCCATAAAAGACTTAGAGAACCTTAAAACCGCAATGGCCAAAACAGGAGACACAGCCAAAAAAGTAGGCAAAGAATTACAGAAGGTAGGGCGCGGTATGGTTGAGAACGAACTCTTCACAAGCGAACTTGAAGAAAGCCAAGGCAAGCTCTCGAAAGCATTAGGCCGTACTTCGAAGGCCGCAAGAGACCAAGGGAATGCCCTTAATTACACCGCAACTAACGCAGTATTTTTAATACCAGTAACACAGACACTATACGAAGCTTATCAGAAGTTGACGCAACAGATGAAAGCAGCAGCAAGTGGTGCAGTATACATGTTAACCTCCTCTAGGAGTTTAGGAGAAAGTCTTAACTTACTCACATCTTATACTGGTAACTTATACGAGAAAGCAACTCCAGAGGTAATTAGTGCCTTAGCAGAATTAAGAAACGCTTTTGAACAGACCCAAGGGCAAGTAAACGAGTTTGAATTCAAAACTCTTTTAGACGCAATATCAGAGCTTTCAAGAACAGGTGTAGTTAAAGCAGAAGTCTTAACTAGTTTTCTTTCGGCCGCAGTCTCAACATGGAACTTATCAATTAAAGAGGCTACTGATCTTGCTTACAGACTTGTGGCATCTTTTGCAACAACTGGGGCTAGTTTAGATGCAATCTCCAGAAAAACCGAACAAACCGCCTTGCTTCTTGCAAGTTTAGGCAACTACTCTTCAAAAACGATTGACCTTCTTGCGCTTTTTGCAGACGTTCTAGATAAAGATGCAAAAGAAGCTTTACAAAAGCTAATGAGTAAGATGCTAGATACCGAAAAAGGCGCTAAATACCTAGCCGAAGCTACAAAAGGAGCTATAACACCAGCCGAAATACTTAGCGCTGTATATGACAACTTAGTATTTAATTTCACCAATTACGTAAGACAGGCCCAAGCCTCTAGTAATGCCTACAGAGACGCAAATACCGCAATGGTTGAGGCAACCTAAAAACTTAATAGAATACTTAAAAGAGTTAGGATTTAAGACTGATACGGCATATAAGATTGCTAACTTTATCGCTGTGTCATATACGCGTGGAGGTGCTTCTTTAGAGAATTTCTCAAAATCTGTAGATGAGGCTACAATTAAACTAAAAGGGCAAATAGCACAGACATTGCTTATTTCCGATGCAGTAAGCAAATTAATGAACAGTATTATAGCCCTTGTAGGTAGTATATATGGACCATTCTTAAATGTAATCTCGATTGGCATCAACTTTATTTCGACTATCATAAATTATATCAATCTATGGTGGGCCTCATTAGATAATAACCCATTTACAAAAGTTATAAAGAAATTAATTTCTTTCAATTTAGGCGTAGCAACTTTAATCTTAGTCTTAACTAAGTTAGGGCCAATATTGAGTGCAGTAACTAGCCAAATACCAATCCTAGGCCTTTTACTTGCCAGAATAACACCAGCACTAAACGGATTTAGTGTCATACTAAACAATGTTGCTCTTGGCTTCTTTAAAGTAGCAATATGGGCTACATTGATATTAACACTAATTGGAGCTCTAATTACAATTGTAGAAACTCTAAGAGGCGAGTTTAATAAAGCAAGCAAAGACGCAAAGCAATTAACACAAAACACAGCTCAACTACAGCTTCAGATGAACAAGAACCAAGAAGCTGTACAAAGCATAGTAAGCAATTTACGCAAAATTGATACTAAACAACTTCAAAGAGTATGGGAAGAGTTAGGCAAATCTAATGTAGCTATGTCGCCAGCATTAAACTTAGATGAGACGTTGAAGAAGTTAGAGAAGGGATTTGATACAAAATTAAGCTTAAAGCTAGACGAAAGCTGGGATAACATAAAGAGTGAGATATTAGGATTTTTCTCAGAGCCATTTAGAATGATAGTCTCGGTAGCAGATTTTGGAGATAAGATTTCAGAGGCGTACAAAGCAGTACAATTAGACTTAGCGAAATTCCAAGTAGGAAGAAAGCTTAGCGTATCAAAAAGTGAAAAGAAGCCAGCTGATTGGGTAGTAAGTGCCTTCTATGAAGCCTCAGCTGATGTTCAAAATAAGCTTAAAAGTAAGAAGAAAGATATTAGTTTTACATACTTAGACAAAAAAATAAAAGAGTTAACTAAAGCAACCAAGCCTGAAGATATAACTAGCAAGCTACTTGAGATGTCTAAAGGTAAGACCAAATTTCAGTTTATAGAAGAGTTAGCCAAGAAAACCATTGAAGGCTACGACAAAATGGATGAAGAAACTAAAAATCTAGTCAAAGATCTAATACGATACTTTTTGTTCTTGAAATACGAACTGGTGACCTTTTCCATAGTACCTGACATGTTGAAAGGGATGATAGCTTGGTTCAATAAAGGCTACAATACTATGACAAGCCTTACAAAAGCATTTACTGATAATATTATTGAGAGCTTTAATGTCTTAGGCGATAAGCTAGTATTTGGGTCTATAGTTCCTGACATAGTACGTAGTATTCTAAAGTGGTTAGGTTTTCTCAAATCACAATCTGTATACACTTCTGAGGGTATAGTTAATAGAACATTAGATGAATTTACAAGGTTATATGATATAGAAGGTATTTACAAAGACATATCAAGCGTTCAGTTAAGTATGTCTAGTGTATTTGGGGAAGCTGGGGCGAAATTAACACTTCCTAGCTTAACAGGTCCTGAAACAACTGTTAAAGTAGGAACGCTTGAAGAAAGTAAAGAGAATATATGGGATAAGTTAACAAGTGCTATATCGACAGGATGGGCCAATATAACTAACCCAGAGACATGGAAGAATGCAGGAAGCACTATCGTTAATACTTTCAACGCCCAACTTAGTGGTTTAGGAGAAATATTTAATAATTGGTTTGGAAAGCTTACAGGAAATCTTTCTGTTCAAGCAAGCAATATGTTCAATACAGTACTTACTTTTATTCAAAACCCAGTTGCTGGGTTTGCCCAGCTTATTGCCGAAATGGTACCAATTGAAGAGATGTTTAAGAACTTATTAGAAGGTTTAACTCCATATGTAAAACCTATAGTTGAAGCTTTAGCAGAGCTTTTTAATACTGTAGCGCAAGGTCTTACTCCTGTCATACAAGAAGCCGCTGAAATTTTCATGGAAGTAATAGGTATATTAGTTCAAGCGTTAGCCCCTGTGTTAACCTCGTTAGTGCCTGTGATTAAAGCTATAACAGGCATCTTTTTACAGCTTTTCAATTTAATCAAAGGACCTCTAATTTTTGCGGTTAAAGTTTTAGCATCGCTAATGATTATCAATATTGCGATAATGTCTTTAGTATGGAACGCTATAATATCAGTGATTAATTTCGTACTCGGTCTTTTTGGGCTTCCCCAACTCTCGTATATAAGTATCGATGTAAAGTCTAGCTTGCAAAAGATATGGGGAGCTGGACAAGAAAATGAAGAAGGTGCAAAAGGAGGTGGCGGCGGAGGAGCACAGCCTGTCTTCATGCAGAAAGGTGGTATAATAACCAAACCAACAAATATAATTGCCGGAGAAGCAGGCCCTGAAGCCATAATACCATTGTCTAAGCTTTCCTCGCTATCAAGCCCAAGATATGTTAACATAGAGATCAACATATCAGGAAACAATATCGCTTCAGATTATGATGTAGAGAGAATAGCAGACAAGATTATATATGAGCTTAAGCTTAGAGGTATAACGGCATGATAAAAGTATACATAAAAGATCCGAGTAACAATTTTGTAAACAAGGTAAGAGCTGGATCTCTTTCTATTGATAGAAGAGAAGAAGATATTTCAAAAGCAAGCTTTGAGCTAATATATGATAAGGCGAGTATAGAGAGTACAGAAATTCCTAAAGTAGGNAATGAAGTTGTAATTTATTATGATAACGACATAATCTTTGGCGGATATATTACATCAGTTGAGACTAGGTTCTTAACTCCCCAAAGCCTTTGGATAATCTCCGTAAGCTGTGTAGATTACAATCATATACTAAACAGGTATTATATAGAAACTAATTTACAGTTTCAAGGCGCAAGCGTTTACGATATAGTAAAAGATGTATTAACGATTGCTAGGCTTGATAGAGAGTTGATAAGTGTTTATGACCCACAAGAGAAAAAGCTAAGATACGATGAGAAAATAATTTAGTTATAGAGCCGATTGATCTAACAGGTAAGGCAAAGAACCTAAAAATAACATCTATATCATTCTCATACATAACTGTAGCAGAAGCGCTAAAGAAGATTAAGGAACTCTTTCCAAGCTTGAAATTCACTATTGACTATTCAAGGAACTTACTAATATACGATGATAAGATAAACATAAGCCCTGTAAGCAATATATACTTAGATGATCCAAGTAAAAACACGATTGACATATACGAAATTAGCTTAACCGAAGAAGTGGGTGACTATGTTAACAGGCAAATAATTAAAGGTAGTACACAAACAGTTAAAGATAAAGAAGAAGTTATTCAAAGGGTGACACTAGATAAACTCCAAAATAGTGGGTTTTATTTCAACCAAGCTTGGCTAAACGATTGGTCCAATAAATACTCTAATTTTGTATCTAATTTCCAAACTAAACTTGGTATGTCTCCTACAGAGCACATAAACAAGTTCTATAGCGTGATCTTATTTGAAGAAATTACGCCCCCTACAATACAAAATGGTGTAGTAATACAAAAAGGAACGATTGGCGATATAAGAGCAGCTTTCGTATTGCAGCTATCCGAAGGCATAGTAGAAGTAGAAACACCAATAGAGGATGAAATCCCACTAATAGTACCTAACTTACCACCGGGGTTTGAAGAGAACCCTTATATAACGCCAGATGAAATACAAGAAACTGGCATAAAAAAGATAAGAGGTATAGTAATTGTGTACCAAACTAAAGTAGATGGCAAGGTACAATATGCATGGGTAGCTGAGAAGGCATACGAAGCAAAGATAGATGCAGACACAGGGCAATATATTTATGATCCAGCGGCTCTTTGGTTCTTTATCAAGAATAGCAATTTCTTATTTAGAAGATTACCTGTTTCGAAAGAAGTTATTTGGGACAATAAGACATGGACATTAGACAGGATAGTTATATCTTATTCAGCTTCAATCACTGTTTTAGGGACAGCAGATGCTATAGGAACAGACCAACTTAATTTAGAGGAAATGCGAAATAGAATGAAACCTTTCAACCCTGTATCTATAAGCAATTATACAGGAGGGTACTGGACTAAAAAAGAAAGTATACCTTCGATTAAAGAACAAAGCCAAGCAATAGCGAAGGCGCAAGAATACTTAGAAACATATGCGCATCTACCCCAAACGCTTGTCTTTCGGACAAATTACCCAAATTTTTACCCTGGGGACACTCTAACATTAAATTCCAAGATGCTATATTCTAGTACTAATGATAAGCACACATTTAGAATTACAAGCGTTAGTATAAAAGATATAGGAGGGAAGGTATTAAATGTAAGTGTAAACTGTTTAGGTTCGGAGAAAGAGTTATGGCATGAATTCTTCAGGAAACTTATAGGTGTGCAAGCTAAAGAAGATGACATATATGTTATAATAGAGCAAAAACAAGATAACGATAAACTTCTTTTAGTAGACAGTATTGATATAAGAGAATATAGATCACTGATAGGATACGCTAAAATAGGGGAGGCTGAAGTAGAATGATATTAGATACTGACGCTATTATAAAGTGTGTTGGTGGTGTCCAAAGAGCGTACCTTGTGTTTAGCAAAGATGAAGGAACGCTGGTTGAGATATACCGAGTACAAGCCAAGATAAGTGCTGGAGACCCAATAGTATTTACAGCAACCGTAAACTCTAGTAATGTAAATGGGGCAACAAGAATTTCAATTTATTCAGGAAGTGATGTGTCAGATGTAAGAGGATCTGGCAAAGAGATAGCGTATATAGATGTAGAGCCTTTAGCGTATCCAACAATGCCTCCAATACAGATAAACTATGTAATAGGAGTTGAAGTGGCGTTATGAAGGAAAACAGAGAGATAGATGTCATAGCATACAAATTGGAGACAACAATGGACAGAGTTAACAGACTAGAAGATGGCAATAGAGACTTAAATATAGCCATAGCCGAGATTAGGCGAGACATAGCGTATATTAAAACTGATATAGAAGAGATAAAAGCGATATTAAACAAAAGAAATGGTAGCAATTCAAATACAAAGATAGAGCTAAAGAGATATGAATTTCTAGTTCTAGTAGGCAGTATTATACTTGCCACATTAACAGTTATTATGCAACTTGCGAAGATGCGTTAGAAGGAATGTTCATCCACGAATACAGTACCGATATCTCGGCCACAAATAGGGCAGTGTATAATTGCCCCATCTTTTATTTTACCACGAATAGTTATAGTGATATCGCAATAAGAACAATTTCTAGTTATTGTTCTCTCTTCAGGTTGGGACTTATATCTAGCTACATCTCTAGCAGACCAAGCGTTCGACAAAGCAATATCAAGAAGTTCAACAGGGTCAATACTTAGTTTTCTAGCCTTAAAGTAAACAGCACGATACAAACTCCAAGGGACATCTGGGTATCTATGTTCCTTAGGGAAGGCGCTTGCTATGCTAGCGTAAATTTTAAGTGTAGCGGAACTCATGCGACTTAATTCAGCAAGCTTGTTAAGTATATCTTTACCGAATGTAGAAACACCCTCCAAGATTATGTCGCCTTTATCCCAATTCAGATTTCTTTCTACCTCAAGAACTTCTACATATTTTTGAAGATATTCTTCAAGTGTCATTTTGCTTTACCTCCTTTTTAGAGATTTTCTTTTTTCGTCTTCTATATACCCAAAGGTCATACCCCGGATCTTCAGGCTTAATATCATTATATCCAGCTTCTTCAAGAAGCCTAAGCATTTTGCTTTCTGGTATAACGTAAAGTCTTTCTTTAAGAGAAGCCTGAATTACTAGCATATCTGAAGTTTTGCTTTGCTCTAGAAACTTATATAGTGTTCTAAAGCCGCCGGATCTATACTTAACCTCTACGTAATTAATCGCCTTACCGGGGACAACTCTTTTCAAATCGCAACCTGTTATTATGCCACTATCTGGTTCTCGAATAAATCCATATTTATACAAAATTGTCTCTACTTCAAATTCTTTTCTCTTCCCTTTTTGTTTCGAACGCTTGGAACACATAAAACTAAACCTCCCTATATCTCATCAGAATTCACTATATACTCATGTTCTTTGATAACTCTATAAGCTTGTAGTAGACCTAAGAAGGCTACAAACTCATTGTCAAGAGGCCAACATTCTACCAAATTATATGGTTTTTCCCCATTCTCTTTAAGAGATAAGATATAGCACCTTTCTACAATGCATCCATTTTCGAGTAGCATATTTTTGTAGGCCGAAAGTTGTATCCTGTGTTTATATTTAAAAAAACCTGTTTTGAAATCAACTAAAGCATAGACACCATTTAATTTGCAATATAGGTCAAGCGTTCCACCATAGAGATATTTATTAGAAACCATAGGCTTTTCGATATAGATTGGTTCAATCTTATATTCTTTAGCAAACTCTAAGAAGCGCTTGAAGTACATACTTATTTGTTCATCGGATATCTCGCCTATTTCCTCGCCAGATAAATACTTAGCAATTATAGCGTGTACCTTAGTGCCTATATCGGCTACCTCATCCAAATGTTTACTTACGTCTACGAATGAGAAACCAAGTCTATTAGCCCACTTAAGAAGGCTAACATCACCTAAGATAGAAAGTACTTCAGTTACACTTGGCACTCTAATTTCTGATATTTTATACTCTACAGGCCTTTCAGACATAGAAGTCTTGCCTCTTTCTCAATTCTAATTTTATCGCCTGTGTATATCTTAAATTCGGCGATAATATCAAGCTGTGTTAAAGTTTTAGGCATCTTAGTCGCGTCGTAGACATAAACGATTGGTTCTTTTCTTAGAACCATCTGTCTTATTGGAATTTCATTCACATAAACAGAATAGTGATATGGGAAGCAAACATCTACATACGCGTTATTTTGGAGACTAAAAAGAAACCCTGAAAGAGTGGGCTTTACGCCACTAATAAAAAACCTTACCAAGTTACCTTTATTTATAGCATCTACTATATAGAACTCACTTCTATTTAGAAAACCTATTGGTTTTTTATATTCAATTATCTTAAGAGAAGTTTCATATTTCGCCATAGTACTTAAGAATACCTCTTATTAGACTAGAAAGGCTACTTTTTTTCTTTGTAGCATATTCTTTAAGAATATCATGTGTAGGTCTATCTAGCGCTAAGAAAAGTCTAATTGTTGACTTAGGTACTATTCTTATTCGGCTAGGCANAATTGTATCTAATATGCCATCTTCTAAAGCTTGCTCAAGGCGATACCTTATGATAGTATTAGTTCGTACTCTATGTTTCCCATAGAATTTTGAGAATTCTTCTAATGTCAACAAAACAGCAGTATTTACTGAATTATCTCTTTTTGCCACCATAGATTATCACTTCCATCGTCTTTTAAGTTTCTAAAATCAGAGATATAGGCGAGTGCATATCTTCTAAAATTTTCATTTGGCATTTTCTCTAAGAGATATTTGATTATGCCAAGTATTATCCCAGCTTGTTTATCCAAGATATCGACATATGTAAATATATCCTTAGCGAGTTTTTGGAGATCTTCTTCGTTTTTCAGTGATTGCATCTATAATCTTAGTCATTATACCGCTAAAGACAATTTCATCCATAGTTCTTACCTCCTCTCGCCGTTATTNCCCTTTANAGGATTTTTATACTGAAAGGCAGTAGTAATAATTTCCGCGGATATGTTAGCGTGTATTGATTTATTATTCTTCAAATATTTCAAGAGAGCTAAGGCGGTGTCGTAATCTACTTCCACAAAAATATGAAGAAGCGTATTATCTACTTCGAAACTAATACCCAAGTTATATAATCTACTTCTAACACTAGGAAGATCCTCGATATAACCTCTAAGAAGAACTTTAGTTGGATTTTCTAACTCTTCTACTTTATGATATTCTGTAAGCAACTTGTGAATGACATATTCATCTGAGATAGGGCCAAGAGATTTCTCAAGCTTTTCTTTAATAAGGGTGAACTTTGTGTAATCAATACGGTCTAACTCAAGATTTAGTTTAAAAAACTCACTCATACTAACACCTCCTACTTTAAAGTTTTTATATCTAAAAACTCAAGATTTATAGACAAGCGTTCGATAAGTTGGGGATTTAGCCATATACTCTCAATTCGTGGCACTTTTTGTCGGGCCGACCCTTCCCCTAAAATATTTGTGTATCTTGTCTTCCCCACAGCATAGCATATTGTCTCAAAGTCTTTTCTCTCCCAGCCTCGCCTCTCAAGCTCTTCATATAACTTGTTTATATATCCTGATAACATAACCATTCCTTTTACACCAAGTAAGATTTCTACTAAATCTTTGTGGTCTTCAGTAGTCATTTCGTAATTGTATAGTTTGGTTGCCTTTCTTGTCTCAAGAAGATATGGCGGGTCTAAATAAAAGAAAGTATTCACTGTATCATATTTGGGTATGACTTCTCTGAAATCAAGTTGCTCAACTTGAACTTGCCTAAATCTCTCATGTATGGTAGGAAGTTCTTCTAGAATTGATAGCCATCTTGAAACAGCTCCGGCCATACCACGACGTGATTTTGTTATGTTGAAGCTCCAGCCCCTTCTTATAGCGCCGCTAAAACTCATCCTTATCGCCACAAACCATCTGTAGGTTCTTTCTATATCATCCTCGCACTCCGGCCAACTCTCCACGCAATACTTATACTCCGACCTTGCGTATGGTGTTAAGACGACCTTGGCATAAAATCTACTAAACTTCTCAGGATCTTTTAACACTCTAAAGAAATTCACTAAGTCCTCATCTATGTCATTATATACTTCTACAGGAGAGGGAATTTTCGCAAAAAGAAGAGATGCCCCTCCTCCAAAAGCTTCAACATAGACACGGTGTGGGGGCACATACTTAAGAAGTTTTGCAACTAAGTTTCCTTTGCCCCCTATATATCCAGTCGGACTTCTAAATTTCATATACCCTCCAAGACACAAGTAATAACTTCTAATCGCTTAATTAGAGATGGGTTAAGCCATATACTTTCTACGCGAGGTACCTTTGCGCGAGCCGAGCCTTTTCCCAAAATATTCGTTTGACGAGTTCTACCAGCCGTATGACAAGCAGTTTTAAAATCTTTTCTAACCCAACCGTCTTTCTCAAGTTCCGCATATAGGTCATTTTGATACCCAGATAACATAACCATTCCCTTAGTCTTGAGAATAATATTTACTAATTCTTCATGATCTTGACATGACATCTCATGATCATACATTTTAGAGGTTTTTCTTGTAGTCGGAAGATAAGGCGGGTCAAGATAAAAGAAAGTATCAGGCCCATCGTATAACGGTATTATCTCTCGAAAATCCAAGTTCTCAATACGCACATTTCTAAGACGTTCATGTATATCAGGCAACAATTCTAAAGTTGATAGCCACTTTGAGACAGCTCCAGTCATATTTCTATAAGAAGCTGTTACATTAAAGGCCCAACTATTAGCAAAATGACCGCCAAAACTCATTCTTGCTACGACAAACCATCTATACACTTTTTCAATATCATCTTGGCACTTTTCCCAAGTATCTCTAAAGTAGTAGTATTCAGCCCTTGAGTAAGGCGTCAGACTAGCTTTAAAATACATTTTGTAAAACTTCTCAGGATCTTGCAATGTCCTAAAAAAATTCACCAAATTCACATCGATATCGTTATATACTTCAACAGGGGAGGGCTTTTTGGCAAATAGAAGAGATGCGCCTCCACCAAAGACTTCTACATATACATAATGCGGTGGAATATATTTTAAGAGCTTCGCAACCATATTACCCTTACCACCCACCCAATTTATAGGGCTTCTCATAAGTTTTGGTTTCCCCTCCTAAATCTTTTTCTTCTAATTCCTTTGAATTCTCCTCTAGCTTGCTTATAGCTTGAGGATTTAGCCAAATACTTTCTATCTGTGGTACTTTACGTACTACCTCAAAATCTTTTCTTAACCAACCATTCTTTTCAAGTTCTTGGTAAATGTTATTCTGGTAACCAGAAATCATGGCCATACCCTTAATATTAAGCAAGATTTTTACTAAATCCATATGATCTTCTATAGCCATCTCGTAATTATATAACGGAAGGTCTAAGTAAAAGAAAGTTGCCTCTGTGTCATACTTAGGTATAACTTTTCTAAAATCAAGACATTCGATCTGTACTCGCATAAATCTTTCATATATAGCAGGGAGTTCTTCTAAAACTGAAAGCAACTTTGGCACAGCCTCAGCCATACCTTTATGTAATTTTGTAACATTAGAACACTCTTTCCTGAGGCTCTCGTTAAGGCTCATTCTTACCGCTACAAACCATCTGTAAGCTCTTTCTATATCGTCCTCACATCCTTGCCATGTCCCATCACGATACTCAGTCTTTGAATATGGAGATAAAACAACCCTTGCATAAAATTTACCAAATTTCTCGGGATCTCTGAGAACTCTAAAGAAGTTTACTAAACCCTCATCTATATCGTTATACACCTCAACAGGGGGCTGGCTCTTTCG